GTTGGAGTTCTCCGAGATGGTCCTGTCCGGCGGCAGATCCGGATTGTCATCGTCTCCGTAGCTGGCCTCATTGAAGGGGATCTCTGCGGGGTTCGTCTCCGTCTTCACCCATGCGGTAAAGTAGCATTGCACCAGGGCCGCGATGACTTCGCTCTGCGTGTACCGGCTGATGTTCAGAATCGGCTCGATCACCGGCGCCAGGAAGGAAACGCCGCGGTACTGATCCGGACGCTCCGATTCCATGATCATCAGATAATTGAGGAGGCCGGTCTGTGAGGATCTGCGCCTGACGCGCTGCCATTTGATCTGCTTCAGCTCGCGGAAGGTCTGATTCGGATAGGCATTGCAGACATAGATCGCAATGGCCTTTCCGTTCTTGTCCACCTCAACGCCGTCATAGATCGGATTCTTGCTGCGCTTGGCAATGCCGTCCGTGCACCGTCCGCCGGTGAGCATCCGCGCATCTGTCGGTGTGCTGATCCGGTCAGCTTCGATCATGTGTACCCGCAGGGAATACGGGTTCATCGGAGTGACATTGAAGTCGCGCTGCAGAAGCGCCACGACATCTCCGTTGACCAGGTAGTTGGACACGGCCAGCTGCTGCAGGCCGGAGAAGTTGTTCATGCCAATGGCATCGATGTTCTCCGGATCGTTGGCCCACATGGCGAATTCTCGCTCCGTGTGCCGCTGCCAGGCTTTTACCGCTTCCGGCGTCATCTTCAGCAGATCGTTGTCGATCGTGGCGTGAAGCTTCAGCCCGGTACCGACCACCTTTGTCCTGTTCTCTTCGATCGCGGATCTGGCCACAGAGCTGGACATGAACAGCATCCGGCCTCTCTGCCGGAGCGTGTAGTTATTCCAGTTGATATCTTCATTCGGGCTGGAGGACTTCGCCGTGAATCCCTTCATGGATCTCCGGTTCTTGCTGGCCCCAGCTTCCGAGTATCCGCTGACCCGGGGTCTGATGATTTCGCTCACTCTTACCACCTCCCATCTTTGTCAAAATAAAAGCCGCCAGACGGCGAAAGGAGACGAAACTCCGCCCTGACGGCAGATAAGCCGGTTTCCCGGCATTATCCCGAAAACAAAACCCGGGATCATCTCCCGGGCCTTGCTAAATGGCCATACGGACCTGCACGCCGATAATTAAATGTGTGTGGGACGTTGCGTCATCGTACAGCCACAAAGCGCATTACCAGTCCCGCGGCACAACGGCGAAGGCTTTCCGGGGCTTGTGGCCGGCCAGCAGGTTTTCGTACTGCGCCACCTTGCCCTCAGCATCATTGATGGCCTTCTTCAAGGAGGGTAGATCAAGACGTGTGAGTGATCTGTCATCGATCTCATAGCTTTTCACCTGGCCTTCCGCAAGAGCGAGATAAGCATCCATCAGCTTCCGGAGCGTCTTTTTCCAATACTCCAGCATTTCCTGGATCGTTTCCCGGGTCATTGTCTCTCACCTTCCTTCTCACCAGTCGAGCAGATTACTCATGCGGTCTTCGATAGACGTCCGTTTTCGCGGCTCTTTTTGCCGTCTTGGGGCCTCTGACTTCTCGGATGAGTGTCCGTTCATCTTTCGGAGCAGAGCGTCCATATCGGGCGCCAGGGCCGTAAATGCGGCCTGTGCGTAGTTCCGGCAGTCAAGGGCTTCATTCCTCTCGTGTCCGGGGATCTTCTCCCAGACCCATGGGTTCTTGTTGTGTTCCTTGTAGACCAGGTGCTCGGAGAGCAGGCCCACAAAATACCGGTGCTCATATCCGCATTCCGGATTCGTTGGGAAATGGCAGTACCGTGGGCCGGGCGTCTGGATCTTCAGCCCGTCCATGATCAGCTGCTTCCCGGCGTCAACGCCGAGCTGATACTGCCAGCATTCGCCGATGGTCTTTCCGCGCAGCACGATCTTGACCTTCTTCGGCGGGGAGGTGTACGGCTTTCCGTCTCCACCGTAGCCCTTGCAGTCAAAGACGCGCTTTCCGATCCGCTGAGCGCAGCGGAGCCGGACTTCCTGCGTGAAATGGCCGCCGTCATCGACAAATGTCATTGAGATCCGGAGGCCCCTTCCGCTGCCAAAGCGATACACTCTGGTGATCAGCTCGTCCAGCTGCTCCCAGACCTCCGGCGTGTCCGGACGGCCAAGGATGATCCCGCGCCGGATGCCCCAGTTTTCCTTCCGGAGGCCCCAGCCGACCACCTCGTACTCAAGCCGGTCATCCTGCACGTCCACGCCCATGGTCAGCACCAGGACGCCGTCAGGCACCTCCGCCGTGTACTCTTCGCGTCTGGCCATGTAGTCATCCTCGTTGGCCAGACCGCCGCGGTCTTCCCACAGCTCCCCGAAGAGGGTGTTGTACACGACCTTTAATTTCTTCGTATCGCCACGGGCTTCCAGGTACTTCGTGACGATCTTCTCCCAGCTCACCCAGGGTGAGCAGAAGGCATTCAGCCAAAACGACCGAACGCCGTTGCGCAGCGCTTCCGGATTTTCCGGAATCCACTTCGCATGAGCGCGTTTCATTTCGTGTTCCTCGGAGATCGCTCCGCATTCCGGGCAGACGTAGTAGACCTTCGTCACGATGTAGGTGATCTCGTGATCCACCTCGGACTGGTCAAACTCATACCGAATATCCTGCCAGCGGATGTTGTGGTACTCTCCGCAGTGCGGACACTTGGAGCACCAGCGCTCCTGGGTGCCGTTCTTGAACGCCTTCTCAATCGGGGAAAAGCCCTTAATGGTCGGCGTGGAGCACTCGTAGGATTTCGCGTTGTAGAAGGTCTGCTGTCTGGCCATGGCCAGCAGCCACGGATCACCTTCCTTGCCGGCCTCAACGGCCCAGCGGTCGCGCTCATCGCCCAGCACGTACCGGATCGGCTTTGATGCCAGGGCATGGGCTTCGGTGGATCCGCACATGGTCAGGATCCCGCCAGGGTAGGATTTCTGCAGAATCGTGTTCCCGGTATCGCCCCGGAGGCTCTTTGACACCTTCTTCCGCAGCGTCTTCGAGTCCCGGATCATCGGAGCGATACGGAGCTTGGAATACTCCTTCGCGTCTCCGTTTGTTGGCTCGATCATCAGGATGGAGCCTGGATCCTGGTCGATCACATACCCGATAATGTTGTTCATGCACTCAGACTTACCGACCTGAGAGGCGGCCACCATGACGATGTGCCGGATCTTCGGGTTTGTCCATGCGTCCATGACATCCTTGAGGTATGGAGTCTTCTTCGTTCTCCAGGGGCCGGTCTCAGCGGAGGATTCCGGAGACAGCCGCCTGTACTTGTCTGCCCACTGACTGACCGTCAGATCGTCAGCGAGCGCGAAAGAGGAGAGATTCTTCCGGGTGGCCCGGAACAGGCGCTTGATGCCGGATTCACTGATCACTCAGCATCATCCTCCTCGGCCCGTTCATCCATGCTTTGCCGTTCCCGGACCAGCGCCTCGTATTTCTCCGGATCGTAATCGTATTCGGACAGCTCACCGAGCACGTCCCGGATGGCCTCCTTGATCAGCGCGGAGCATTCCTCCGCTGTATCGCAGAGGGAAACCTCGACCGCCAGCCTGCCAGGCAGGGAAAGCAGCGCGTTTTTCACGGTGTCGATCAGCTCCTGAGTGAAAACCTGCACGTCCTCACTCCGGTGCATCTTGCCCTTCAGCTCCTGCGCCTGCAGTTCTGCCATGGTGGCCTTCGCCACCTTCAGCTTAACCTCAGCTGTGGCCTTCGCTTTGTCCAGCTTCTTCTCTTCAGCGGACTTCTTGATCTTTTCGTTCTGGGAATCCATGTAGCTCCGGATGGAATCCGTCAGATTGAACAGCTTTCCGTGTCCGGTCTGCATCTTGTTCAGCGTTCCCTGTGTGGTCAGCTGTCCGACCCACTGATTGGAGACACCGAGCATGCTGCAGATGTCCGCTGTCTTGACGTAGATCGTCAATCCCGGCTGGAGGATGTAAACCGAATCATCTTCCAGGAAGACCTTCTCCTTATCGTCCATTCAGCGGTACCTTATCCTTTCAAAAAATCGTTGATCTGACTTAAGCTCCGCATCGCGTCCCGCTTTCTGCATCACATCCGGCCAAAGGTCGCGCAAAGCCCGAAAAATGTTGCAGATTTCCAACTAAACAGCCCGATTTCGCCCCAGTATCGTAGCGTTTTTTGGGGGTCGAACAGG